GAGAAGAAAGACTGAACACACCTCACGCGTGTTTTTGGAAGGAGGACTTTATGGCAAAAACAGCCGAGATGGCCGAAGTAGTCGTGGACTTACTCGTACCTTACGAGCGAAACGCAAAGAACCACCCACAGTCGCAGATTGACAAGCTGAAGAAGAGCATCGAGGAGTTCGGCTTCCTGTCTCCGTGCCTGATTGATAAGGACTACAACATCATAGCAGGGCACGGCAGGGTGATGGCCGCCAAGGAGATGGGGATGGAGAAGGTCCCCTGCGTCTACGTGGAGGGCCTGACCGATACACAGCGCCGAGCCTACATCCTCGCCGACAATAGGCTGACCGAGCTCGGCGGATGGGATGAGGAGATCGTGCAGAGCGAACTCGAGAGCCTCGAAGCGGAAGGCTTCAGCGTGGAGCTGACAGGGTTCGACTGGGAGAACGCCACCAACATCGAGCCGATCGAGGACGACTACGACGCCGAGACCGCAGAGGCTATCGAGCCGAGAGTGAAGAGGGGCGAAGTGTGGGAACTTGGCAACCACCGCCTGATGTGCGGAGACGCCACGAGCACCGAGGACCTCGACACCCTGATGAACGGCGAGGCGGCCGATATGGTATTTACCGACCCACCCTACGGAGTGGCCATCGGCTCGAAGAACAAAGAAATCAACTCCATCGAACAAGGCAGGGGGGGTCGTATTGAGGAGGACATCGAGGGCGACACGGAGTCAGTGGACGACCTGTACGAAATACTCGTTCGAGCGATGAGCAACCTGAGGGAGCACTGCGCAGAGTGGGCGTCATACTACGTCTGCAGTCCGCCCGGCGGAGACTTCGGCCTGATGATGATGATGATGATGAGTGACGCCGGTCTAAGGGTGCGCCACCAACTCATCTGGGTGAAATCATCGCCCACCTTCAGCATGGGCCGTCTGGACTACGATTACCGACACGAGGCCATCCTGTACACATGGACCAAAAGCCATAAGTTCAGAGGAGGCTTCGATCAGAGCGTCATCGACGACAACCCACGGCTCGAACACATGGACAAGTCAGAACTGAAAGAGCTCGTTCATGCCTTGCAGGGAGACGGAAAGACATCCGTCATCTACTGCGACAAACCAACGTACAACAGACTACACCCCACAATGAAACCCATCCGACTGGTGAGCAGGTTCATCTACAACTCGTCCGAGGAGGGCGACATCGTAGCGGACGTCTTTGGAGGGAGTGGGTCGACCATGATCGCCGCCGAACAATTAAACCGCCGGTGCTTCATGTTGGAGCTCGACCCACACTACTGTGACGTCATCATCGACAGATGGGAACAGTTCACAGGCAAGACAGCCAAGAGAGTCAAGGAGGCGACCAATGGCTAAAAGCAAACTGACCCTGCAGGAGCAGGCTGACAAGATACTCGAACAGGCAGAACAGAAGGGCGTGGCATCGAACTTCTTTTTCAGGACCACGTTCAAGCGCTACCAAGTGCAGATGAAAATCCTCGCAGACTTGGAGGGCGCCATCGCCGAGCACGGAGCGACGGTGACCAAGGAGTACGTGAAGGGCAGGCAGAACCTCGTGGCCAACCCTGCCATCACGGAGTACAACAAGACATCGACTGCCGCCAACGGCACAGTGACCACACTCATCAAGATCGTGGACAGCCTGTCCGAGGAGACCTGCGGAAGCAAACTGAAGGAGTTACTCGATGACCTCGGCTGACAACTACATCCTCGCCTACTATCAGGCAATCAAGGATGGGCAGGTCGTGGTCGGCAAGTGGGTGCGCCTTGTCTACGAGATGATAATAGGCGGCCTCGAAGAGAAGCGTTTTTTCTACGACCACAAGAAGGCGCAAAAGGCCGTGCGGTTCATCGAGACGTTCGCACACCACCACGAGGGGCACTTGGCACCTGAGAGGTTACAGCTCGAACTGTGGCAGAAGGCACTCGTGTCCGTCATCTTCGGCATCGTAGACGAAGAGGGGAACAGACAGTTCAGAGAAGTCTTCTTTGTAGTCGGCAGGAAGAACGGCAAGACGCTACTTGCGGCGGCGATCGCCGAGTATTGCACCTTCCTTGATGGAGAGTACGGAGGCCGCATCTACTTTGCCGCCCCCAAGTTGGAGCAGGCAGGCCTGTGCTTCGATGCCTACCACCAGATGATACTCCACGAGCCGGAACTGTCAGCGATGGCACAGAAGCGGAGGACGGACATCTACATAGCAGACAACAACACCTCCGCAAGACCGCTCGCCTTTTCCGCCAAGAAGAGCGACGGCCTGAACGTGTCCCTCGCCATCCTTGACGAGGTGGCGTCATGGGGCGGAGACCAAGGCCTGAAGTTCTACGAGGTCATCAAGTCGAGCGTCGGCGCAAGGAAGCAACCGCTTATCCTATCCATGAGCACGGCAGGCTACTTGAACGATGGAGTCTACGACGAACTGATGAAGAGGTCGACAAGGGTCCTACTGGGCGACAGCAAGGAGACCAGACTCCTGCCGGTCCTATACACCATCGACGACATCGACGAGTGGAACGACATCAACGAGCTCAGGAAGAGCATGCCGAACCTGTCCGTCAGCGTGACAGTCGACTACCTGCTCGAAGAGATCGCCATAGCGGAGGGGAGCCTGTCCAAGAAGGGCGAGTTCATCACAAAGTACGCCAACCTGAAGCAGAACAGCAGTCAGGCATGGCTCGCTTCTGAGACAGTCTCCAAGATGTGCGGAGAGCCGCTCCGCCTTGAAGACTTTAGCAGGATGTACTGCGTCGGCGGCCTCGACCTCAGCATGACAACCGACCTCACGGCCGCCTGTGTTGTCATCGAGAAAGAGGGCGAGTTCTATGTGTTCGCCCACGCATGGCTACCGGCCGAGAAGATCGAGGAAGCGACCGAGCGAGACGGCCTACCCTACAACGCATACATCGAGCGAGGCCTCCTGTCACCATCAGGGGACAACGCCATAGATTACAACGACTGTTACGAGTGGTTCAAGAACCTCGTCGAGCAGTATCAAATCCTCCCACTCAAAGTCGGCTACGACCGATGGAGCAGTCAGTACCTCGTCCAACAAATGGCAGGGTACGGCTTCAACATGGACGACGTGTATCAGGGCGACAACCTGTACGGAGTCATACAAGACTTCGAGGCCTTGGCCAAGGACGGCAAGATACACATCGGCGACAATGACCTACTTAAAGTCCACCTACTCGACGGAGCCATCAAGATGAGCACCGAGCGAGGCAGGGGCAAACTGGTCAAGATACATCCGACGGCCCACATCGACCTGACCGCCGCACTCCTTGACGCCTTCACAGTGCGCCAGAAGTGGTGGCCAGAAGTGGGCGCACAACTCACCAACCAGAGGTAAACGATGGGACTTTTTGAGAAGATTTTCAGACCTGACGAAAACGATGGGCGCTACGCACTGAAAGCGGCAGACGGCTACTTTCAGACCTTGACCGCTTACAGGCCACACTTCAGTACATGGCAGGGCAAGCTCTACGAGAGCGAACTGGTCAGGGCGGCCATAGATGCCAGGGCACGGCACATCAGCAAGTTGAACATCGAAGTGCAAGGGACGGCCAAGCCGAGCCTGCAGTCGAAGATGCGGCTCGCACCGAACCAGTGGCAGACGTGGAGCCAATTCCTGTACCGGGTGAGCACCATTCTTGATATCAAGAACACCGCCATCATCGTGCCGGTCTACGACGAGAACTTGATCATCACTGGCTACTATCCCATCCTGCCAGAAAGATGCGAGATCATCGACTACAAGGGCGACCCTTGGCTTCGGTACAAGTTCTCGCATGGACGAGTGGCCGCCGTGGAGTTACGTGTTTGTGCCATCATGACGAAGCACCAGTTCAAGAGCGACTTCTTCGGCGACAGCAACACCGCACTCGACGACACGCTGAAAGTCTTGCACCTGCAGAACGAAGCCATCAAGGAAGCCGTGAAAGCAGGGGCGACCTACAGGTTCATGGCGACGCTTAAGAACCTTAGTCTTGACGAAGATCTGGTCGCCAAGAGAAAGGAGTTCAACGAGCAGAACTTCACGGAGGACAGCGGAGGCCTGCTACTGTGGCCGACCAACTTCGACAACGTCAAGCAGATAGAGCCGAAGTCGTACACAGTGCCGGCCGAGGAGATGACCTACATCAAGAGCGGCGTCATGGACTATTGGGGAGTAAACGAGAAGGTTATGCAGAACTCCGCCGTGGCGGATGATCTCGACGCCTTCTTCAACGGTGCCGTGGAGCCCTTCGCCATCCAGTTCTCGGAGACGATGACGATGGCCATGTTCACGGAGAGGGAGAGGGCGCAAGGGAGCAAGGTGCTTGCCAACGCCAACCGCCTGCAGTACATGACCACATCGGCCAAGGTAACGATGGCCAAGGAGTTAGCAGACCGAGGCATCATCTTGATAGACGAAGTCCGTGAATTGTTCAACTACGCACCACTCCCGGATGGAGCAGGACAGCACGCACCAATCCGGGGCGAGTACTACATGGCCGATGAAGGGAAAGGAGAAACCGATGCCAGTGAAGAGTGAGAGAGAGTACAGGGACATGACCATCCGAGCCGCAGAGCTCGACGAGATGGAAAAGGGCATGCTTGTAGAAGGGTACGCCACCACATTCAATCAGCCGTACCTGCTATGGAGAGATCGAGACGTGGAGTACTGGGAAGCCGTCGACAAGGACGCCTTCAAGGACACCGACATGAGCGACGTCATCATGCAGTACGACCACGAGGGCAGAGTCTTCGCTCGCATCAAGAACGAGACGCTGTCCGTGAAGCCTGACGACCACGGCCTTTTCATCGAGGCCAATCTCGGAGGCACGGAGATCGGCCGCCAACTCTACGAGGAGATCAAGGGCGGTTACACCAACAAGATGAGCTTCGGTTTCACGGTGGCCGGTGACAGCGTCACCCGTGAAGAGGAAGACGACAAGTTAGTTATCACTCGCACCATCACAGCCATTAGCAAACTGTTCGACGTGTCGGCAGTTAGCCTGCCTGCGAATGATGCGACTGAAATAAGCGTGCGGAATCTGCGAGAGGGAGTCATTGAGCAGATTGAAGCGGAGAGACTTCAGCGCAGAGAGATGCAACTAAAGAGAGAGCGGCTCGCCTTACGTGCACGAGCGGCCGCCGAGTAAGGGAGCAAAAAAATGGACATCAAGAAAATGACTCTCGAAGAACTCGAAGCGAGAGCCGCCGAGATCGCCGTCCTGTCCGCCAAGGCCGACGAGGAGACCATCAAGACCTTGAACAAGGAACTGGACGAAATCGAAGCGAGAAAAGCAGAATTGAAAGCCGAGATCGAATCTCGCAAGGCCGACATGGCCGCCGTTATCGACGGAGAGGGCGAGGTAGTCGAGGCGCAGAAAGAGGAGAGAACTATGAACAAGAGCGAAGTCAGAAGCTCCGCCGAATACAAGAGAGCCTTCGGCGAGTACATCAAGCAGGGCTACGACCTCGACAAGATGGGCGAGGAGTTCCGCGCCTTGCTGACCCAGAACGTCGAGGGCGGTACCATCGCCGTTCCAACCGGCGTACAGGATAAGATCAACACCGCGTGGGAGACCGACGAGATCGTGAAGCGCGTAGTTAAGACCTACTTCAAGGGCAATCTGAAGGTCGGATATGAAGCCAGTGCGTCCGGTGCGGAAGTTCACACCGAGGGCGGCGCCGCCGTACAGCCTGAGAACCTCGTCATCAACTACGTGGAACTCATCCCCCAGATGGTCAAAAAACTGGTCGAGGTTAGCGATGAAGTGCTTGCCAACAACGAGGCGATGGTCGATTATCTGTACGACGAGATCGAGTACCAGATCGTAAAACTGGTCGCCGACCTGATTGTGGCGTCTATCATCGAGAGCGACCTGTCCGCCGAGTACACCATCAGCGGCACGACTGTGAGCACCGCCGACATCGTAACGGCCGCCGGCCTCCTGGGCGGAGAAGCGACCAACCCCGTAATCATCACGAGCAGACAGACTGCCGCCGCCATCAAGGCCGCCGCACTGACTGCTCCCTACAGCTACGACCCCTTCGACGGCATGGAGGTTGTCTACTCCGACGCCGGCACGAGCGCCGGCGTGCCCTTCATCATCGCCGACCTGTCCGGTGCGCAGGTTAACTTCCCGGATGGACTCGACGCGAAGTTCAAGTTCGACGACCTGACCAAGGCGGATGCCGACATGGTCCGCATCATCGGCCGCCTGTACGCAGGCATCGGCGTAGTTGCGAAGGGCAAATTCGTAGTGGCGAAGCCTTCCGCTTAAGGAACACGTAAAGGACGAGAGACATGACACTGCTTGAAGAAGTACGGACGGCAGTCCGAGTGAATACAACTGCATACGATGGAGAGTTGATGTCGCTGATTGAAGCGGCGAAGATTGACATCCACCAGGCCAACGTCACGGTGGACGACAGTGATCCTATCACGAGGCGAGCCATCGTTCTCTACTGCCGCCTGTACTTCGGCAGTCCCGACGACTTCAACCGGCTAAAGGACGCCTATGATGAGTTGAAGATGCAACTTGGCATGGCCACAGGCTACAAGGTGGTGAGCGAGGCATGATTGAAGCGACCATAACACTAATCGCCAAGACCTACGAGAGAGACGACAAGGGCGTGAGGAGATCAACCGAGACATCGAGGGAGGTCTTCTGCCGAGTCCGTAACGTGAGCCGCAACGAGTTCTTCGAGGGCGGTCGGAACGGACTCAACCCTGAGTACCAGATGCGAGTCTTCTTCGCCGACTACCAAGGCGAGGCCGTCGCAGAGTACGAGGGCAACAGGTTCGGGATCTACCGCACCTACAGGGACGGCGACTACATGGAACTCTACCTGCAGAGAGAGGGTGGCACCAATGGCTAGAGCGAAGGGAAAAGTCCTCTTTCACGTCAGTGGTCACGGCAACATCGGTGACCTTGGCACAGAAGTCTACCGGCTCTTCAGGGAGTACGGAGACGAAGTGGCGCAGATGTTGCGCTACGAGGCCGAGCAGGTGCTTGACGAAGCATTGCCGAAAATAAAGGCTAAGTCACCGAAACGGCCAAACATGGGCGCAAAGTACTCCAAGGGATGGAGGAAGAAGCTCGTGCTATTGAGCCGCCACTCGTTCGACGGCACGATCTACAACGCCACGAACTATCAGCTGACGCACCTCTTGGAGCACGGCCACGAGATCGTGACCCCCGACGGAGTCCATCATGGAAGAGTCGAACCCAGTCCCGAAGGCGGCCACATCCTGCCCTTGCAGGAGTGGGCGGCCGAAGAAGTCTACAAGCGGACCATCGACTGGTTCAAGTAAGGAGGCCATCATGACCTATCAGCAAGTCGCAGACATGATACAAGAGATGGCCACCGCCATCGGCAAGCCTGACGCGTGGGCCTACTACACCTTCGACGATGGGACTGCGGAGCCGTGTCCGTTCATCGTCTTTTATTATCCAAACTCCGCCGACGAGTTCGCCGACGGACAAAACTATCAGCAAATCAAAGCCTTGAACATCGAAGTCTACACCAACAACAAAGACTTCGACATCGAGGCACAAGTGAGAGGAGTGCTCGACAGCCACGGCATGGTCTACACCCTGACGGAGTCCTATCTGGATGGCGAAAAAATGTATGAGCAACTCTACGAGATGGAGGTACTAATAAATGGCTAAAATCAGATATAACCTGAAAAACGCCCACTACGCCGTAATGACCGAGACCAACGGCGAGATCTCCTACGGCACCCCTGTGGCACTGCCCGGGGCCGTCTCTCTTGACCTGACCCAAGAGGGTGAAGAGGTGAGAGAGTACGCCGATGGAGTCGTGTGGTGGGCAGGTGCAGTCAACAGTGGCTACACCGGCGACTTCGAGATGGAAGTCATCCCCCAGAGCTTCAGGACGGCCGTCCTTAACGAGATCTTGGACAACAACATTCTCTTGGAAGATGCGGATGCCACCGGCAACAAGTTCGCATTCCTTTTCCAAATTGACACCGACGACAAGCCGCTCCTGTTCTGCTTCTACAACTGCGCGTGCACTCGCCCGAGCATCGGAAGCCAGACCAAGGAAGACACCATCGAGGCACAGCACGAGACGCTGTCCATCACGGCCGTGTCTGCGAGCATCAACGGCAGGAACATCGTCAAGGCCGCGTCCACGGACGAGACCACTGACGAGCAGAGAGCCGCATGGTTCACCGATGTGCCGCTTCCCAGTAGCACCAACGAAGGCTAACCAATAGCACCCACTCCAAGGAGGATATGTCATGAGACGAGAAATTGAACTGAGCGGCAAGATCATACCGCTCGAAGTGAACGCCGCCACGCCGGTTCATTACCGCAACTGCTTCAATGAGGACATGCTCGCCAAGCTCGACGACGAAGGCGAGCACAGCGTTAGCGACCGCATGGACACCTTCGGCAAGATGGCCTACGTGTGCATGAGGAGAGCCGAGGGGAAGATCCCCACCGACAAGGACTATCTGAAGTGGCTCGAGACCATCGAGTTCGACGAGTTCTACTCTGTCGTGGTCATGGAGATGATGAACGCGTGGTACGGCAATCTCGACGAAGAGGTCGAGCCTAAAAAAAAATAAGGCAAACAGTAAGAGGGCAGACCACCGCCCTCTTACTTCTTCGTTGTAAGGAGATGGGCCTGTCCATAGAGGACTTGAACTATCTCACGCTCGGCATGGTCTACGACATGATGACCGAGAAGATGAACGACGACTACGACTGGCCATACAAGGCCACAACTGAGGACGTATACGCCCTCGCAGGAATAGAGAGGAAAACCGATGGCTAAAGGGACGAAAGTCAGAGGCATCACAATTGAACTAGACGGAAACGTCTCTCCGTTCATCAAGAGCATGAAGGCGGCAGGGTCCGCAGTTAACGCCACCCAAAAGGAACTGAGAGACATCAACCGCCTCTTGAAGTTCGATGACCGTCAACCGGAACTCCTCGCCCAGAAGCAGAGGGTCTTGAACCAAGCAGTCGACGAGACCGAGCAGAAGCTGAAGGAAGCCAAGCATGCCTACGATGCCATGGCCAATTCGCCGAACTCCAACAAGATGACGGCGAGCATGGACGCCCTACAGCGCGAGATCGTCGCCACAGAGCGAGAGTTCGTCCGGCTGAAGCAACAGAGCATCCTCGCAGGCAACACCGGCAACAGTGCGATGGGCAAGTTCGCCTACACGATGCAGAGGGCATCCAACACCCTCGGCAGGGTGAGCACGACCACCGGCAAGATCGGCAGTGGCTTCAAGTCCGTAGGCTCCGCACTGAGCGGAGTCAATAGAGCAGTGCTCGGCACAGCGACCGCACTGGCCGCCCTGACCCTGCGTGCAGGTTGGTCTCGCATGGAGGCCATAGACGAGGCAAGGGTCAAGATGAAAGCCATCGGCATGGACGCAGAAGATGTGACCAAGGCTATGGACTCCGCAAGTAAATCCGTAAGCGGTACGGCCTTTACACTGTCCGACGCCGCCACCGCCGCCGCACAGGCATCAGCGGCAGGGGTCAAGCAGGGCAAGGAGATGGACCTGTACTTGCAAGCGATCGCTGACAGTGCCGCCGTGGCAGGTGTTGACCTGAACGAGATGGCCAACATCTTCACCAAGGTGGCGACCACCAACAAGGCGATGACCAGAGAGCTCCGTCAGATGAGCCAGAGGGGCATCCCCATCTACCAGTGGCTAGCCAAGGAGATGGGCGTCACCACCGAAGAGGTCGGCAAGTTAGCCTCGCAGGGAAAGATTGACCTGCAGACCTTCAGGAACGCCGTAACGAACAACATCGGAGGCGCCGCCGTTGAGATGGGTTCCTCCACGATCACCGGCGCCATCAAGAACATCCGAGCAGGTGTCGCCAGAGTAGGCGCCGCCTTCCTTGGAAGTTCCGACGACGCCAACTCGTTCGCCGGCCAGATACACGACGTGCTCATCAGCATTAAGACGAGCATCAACGGCATGGAAGAGGGGGCCAAAGGTCTCGGCTACGAGTTCGGCAAGACCTTCAAGGTCATCTACACCTACTTCAAGACTGGGCGCTACTACGGCGACGCACTGGGCAAGACGGGTCGCACTGTAGCGGGAAGCATCAAGACAGTCATCGACGCAGGCAGGGCGGCCGGCAAACTCTTCGGAGCGATGCCCTCCTGGCTAAAGACGGTGACTCTGTTCACCGCCGCCTTCGGAGCCCCACTCGCCAACGCCATCGGCGGAGCGTTCAACACGGTCTCGAGACTGACCGGCGCGTTTCAAAAGATGACCAAGGCGATGGCCGCCGAGTCCGCCATGAAAGCGGCACAGGGGAGCCTGTCGTCCTTCGGCAGGGTGGGGCAGAGTGCCGCCACCGCCGTTGGCACCTTCAGCGCAAAGATGAGCGCCGCCGTGGCAAGCCTAAAGGCCGCCGCTCCGCAACTGGCCGTGGCAGGCGCCGCAGTCGGTGCGCTGTGGATAGCGATGCGGAAGTTCGAGCAGGCGAACAACCCCTTCCTGAAGGACATCGAGAACGCCAAGAGCCTCCGAGCCGAGATCGAGATGACGACCGATGCCTACAGGGACAACGCCAAGTATCGGCAGCAGACCATCGACGGAGTCATCGTCGAGAATAAAGTCATCGACGATAACATCAAGAGACTGCTGCAGCTCGAAGGGACGAAGAACAAGACCAACGCCCAGATCGCAGAAGAGAAGAGCCTCGTCGACCAACTGAACCAGTCCATTCCTGACCTGAACCTTGCCTACGACGACCAGACTGGCAAGTTGAACATGAGCGCTAAGGCACTGCGTGACAAGGCGTCCGCCTACAAGGAAGAGGCAGAGGCCGCCGCATACAGTGAAGCCATCACAGAAGCGACCAAGGAGCGCATCCAAGCTGAGGCACAACTCGAAGACGCACAGGCAAGACTGACCAAGGCAGAGAAGGCATGGAACAAGGAACTCGACTACGCCGCCCGAAACTACGGTGAGAACACGTATGAATACTGGCGATACTTGAACAGCCACCAGTCCGCCAAGAAAGTCTACGAGGAAGAGAAGAAGACGGTGGACAAACTCAACAAGAGCGTCAAGTCGAGCCAAAAGGAAATCGACAACTACGCCGCCGCACAAGCAGGGCTCAAGAACGAGACCCAGAAGGCACTGAACGAACTGGCGGAGCACGCAGGCATCGACGGGGGGAAGATCCCGAAAAGCCTGACCGTTGGCATCGAGAAAGGCATCTATCAGATGCCTAGAAATGAAGTTGACCTGAAGAGGCTCATCAACATTGAGGAGATGAGGGCCAACGCAAGGCAGTCCGGTGTCAACATCACGGACAGCATGGCCCAAGGCTTCAATAGCGGCACCAAGAGTGGAGTCAGGTCCGCATTGTCAGGCCTTAAGAACGAAGTTCAGAGGAACCTATCGGGTGCAGGGACTGGAGCCTACAGCAAGGGGCAGTCTGTCGCTGCCAGTTACGCTTCTGGCGTGACCAGTGGCAAGGGCAAGGCTTCTTCAGCAGGAGCAGGCATCCGCTCGGCGGTCTTGACCGCCATCGGAAAAACACAGGGTGCCTACGACACCGGCTACAACATCAGCCGAGGTGTGGCCAACGGCATGGACGCCGGGAAGATCTACGCCTTGGCATCGGCAGAGGGAGTCATCAGCGACATTCTCCGCAAGATGAAGAGGGCCGGCCTCATCAAGTCGCCGTCGAGGCTGTTCAAGCGTGAGATCGGCGAGAACATCGGGCTCGGTGTAGCGGCAGGCATCCAAGAGAGCACCGGCGCGGTCGTGGCTGCCGCACAGGCCCAGAACAACGCCTTGCTATCCGCCTACCAAGGCAGTCCTGCCATCACACAGCAGAGCCAGTTCGACATCAGCGGACAGATGAGCGGAACTCTGATTCAGGGCTTCGCTGTCATGGCCAACGCCTTACTGGCCGCCATGCCCAAGGACATCGCGGTCAACATCAACGGCAGACAGTTAGCGCAGGCGGCATGGTCTGACTTCGTGAGCGAAGGGACTCGCCGTGGCGCCATGTTCGCACCGACCCAGAACGAAGTAAGGAGCACGACATGATCAAGAGCATCGCAGGACTAACCTTGCCGGCATCCACCAAGAGTAAGAGCGAGATCGTCCCCAACGTGACAACGAAGAGGACGGTCAATGGCCGCCTCATCTACAAGCACCGCTATGACGCTTGGAAGTGCACCTTCGAGATGGACGACGACTCCATCATGCGAGCGGACTATCAAGCACAGTTCTACGGCATCTGCATATCTGCGAGAACCACACCCATCGAGGTAGTGTTCTTAAGCCCCTACGATGGGCAGGAGAAGACAGCGACCATGCTGTGCACCGAACTGAGTGCCCCTGACATCCTAGCCCTATCCGGCAGGGTGCCAAGGGGCTATAGTGGCATCTCCGCCACATTCGAGGAGGTAAACCCTGTATGAGTTATGAACTGAACGAGTGGGATGCCGCGCAAGATCAAACGACCATGACGGCACACCTACAGGTCATCCCTGACACGTTGCCGGACTTCACGTATGGAGTGACAGCGTGGCCGGAGGAACTGACGTCTGACCGGCAGGGCATGAGCCTCAAGTTCGCAACCTTGGAACCGTCGAGGACAAGGTGCAACGGCACGTACAAGTGGCCGAGCAACCCTGCCTACGACTACGACGACGAGGAGTTCCTCGGGCAGTGGGGCGACGCGTTGAACACGCCCATGCAGACCATCGTCCTCGCTTCGGAGGCGGACATCGACGGAGTGACTGTCGTGTTCGACGATAGAGGTCAGGAGTGGGCGACACAGTTCACGCTGAACTTCTATGGCAGCAACGACGGCCTCGTATGGTCAACCACCATCGAGGACAACACTCAACCTTACTACACAGTCTTCCAAGTAGTGCATGGAGTGGCGAAGATAGAGCTCGTCATAGAAGAGTGGAGCGTCACGGACGCCACGCTGTACAAGGTGGCGGAGTTCGTCCCATACGCCGACTTCGTATGGAGCGGGGCCGACATCCTATCCTATGAGAAGACGATGGAGATCAACCCCTTCGAGAGCGCCAAGAGCATCCCGGAGGCTCGGCTAGTTGTTGCAGACCCCTCGCACCACTTCGTTCCGCTGTCCACGGAGAGCATCGCGGACAGCCTCAGACAAGGGATCCCCATCCGGTGCGTGTGGCAGACACCAACGGCGAGCAAACTGGCGAGCGAGTGGCTACTGTACGACTGGTCGGCAGATAGTGACAACGACGAGGCAACCTTCATCATGCGGCCGCCGCTCGGCTTCGGTCGGCAGATGACGCAGATCACCACGACCACCAGTGACGTGATGACCATCGCCCAGGGGCTTCTCGACAGGGTAGGCATGACCCTGTGGAGCTTCGAGCCCGACATGATGGCCTACGCCTGCTACACCTACTTCGGCGAGAACTTGAACGTCGAGACCGCCGTCCAACAGTTAGCCAATAGCGTGGGCGCCATCGTGGACTTCTTGGATGACAGTTCCGGCGTCGCTTTCCGCTACTACGCCGACGCATGGGCAGAGGAGCGCTTCATCGACGGAGGCCAATTGTGGGAAGACCCGAGCATCGTGCAAGAGAAGCCCTACAAGGAGATTGTGACGATCTACTCCGCCCTGCAAGATGGGAGCATTGTCGAGAAGACACACACGAGGACAATCAATAGCAAGGGGCAGGGCACGTTCACTATCTACGCCCAGAACGCAAGCACAGCGTCACAAGCGGCGTCCGTGTCCCTACTAGCGAGAGCCTATCTCGCCCAGAACATCCTCATCACGTGCCAACTTAGGGGCGACCCTGACATGAGGCCGTGGCAGAAAGTGTCGATGGCCGTGGAGGGCACGAGCATTGTGGGCACCATCGAGAAAGTGAAGACAACTTACAACGAGGGCATTTTAACGACAGAATGCGAGGTGAGAACAGATGGCAGTGGTGAGTAACTACGTGGGCAACCTACGGATGGTGACAGACAGGGCAGACCCCAACACCTTCTGGGGGAAGACAGACCTAGACCGCATCCAACAGGCGACCACCATCATCATCGACACAGCGGAGGACCACCTCGGCCTTGATCTATCACAGTGGGCACCGGTTGCACCGGAGCACCCGTGGTCGTGGTGGGAGCAGGAAGCCTACAATCAGCGCTACAGCATCGACAACATCAAGAGGGCCATCAACGCGGAGCTCCCTGACTGTCCGTCGTTCAATTACCTGACGTGCGAGAGCGCCAACGAGATAGAGCGCCTCCTGTGTGACATCTACGCATCTATCTATCGGTTACAGCAACCCATCGCAGGCGCCGCAATCTGCGGAGCGTAAGGAGACAACCATGCAAGACAGAGTAATCATCGGCAACGGCAAGGCGAACAACATCAAGTTCAATCTCGCCGGCATCAACTCGTGGGAGCAGTTCGTGGCGGCCAATGCCGCCGGTACACTGCAGGCGGATGTGACATACAACAACGATGGCACAGGGACGAGCGTCCTCGGCACCGTGCTGAACAAGGCCAACCTGATGACCGATGCCACAGCACAGGCCCTCGGCCTTGCCGGCGCAGACGCGGACACTATCAACGATGCCCTGGCATCCATCGGAGAGACCCTCTCCATTCATGGTGACGCCTTCATTACAAGAGACTACTCCGCCACCACGAGCATCGCCGCCAACAGTGCAGGAACATGGACGGCCGGCGACTTCGGTCTGACGTGGCCTGACGGCTACACACCTGTGGCGCTGACCAAGATTGCCATCCCGACGTCGAGTTACATCAGGCTGAGGGTCTACAACGCACAGGCAACAGGCACAGGCGGCGTGGTCGGCGCGTTCAATTATCACCCATCTAGCGCCTACAATTCAGCAAGATGCGACATCACCGTGCTATTCATCAAGACCGCGCTAATCGGCAGTTAAGGAGGAAGACATGAGCGTACTATGTGGATGGGCGGCAGGCTCAGAATACAACAGCATCAACGGTCAAAAAGGAGATCAAACCGGAACCGGCCGAGAAGTTCGGACTGGCCCGTGGTACTACTTCGGACAGAATGTAGTCATCCGCTTCAAGGACAGAGCCAAGGCCAAGAAGGCGGCCGCCAACATGAAGGCCATCTGCAACAACAACAACGTCGGCTATGGTCAGAGCGATCGCCTGTCCTTGTATCAGGCATGGAGACAGGTCGGATGGAACAATCCCTCCAAGATCTCCGTGAAGTGCAACACCGACTGCAGTCAGCTCGTGAGCGACTGCGTGATCTCCGTAGGCTACGACATCCAACCCACCAATTGGACAGGCAGCCTTAAGACCGCACTCAAGGGGACAGGTGGCTTCGAGATCTTGACTGCCGCCAAGTACACAGGCTCTTCCGACTACCTGATGACCGGCGACATCATCCTGAACGAGAAGACCCACGTCATTATGGCACTGGAAGACGGCCCCAAGGTCGACAAGGCAGATGCCAAGCCTGCGACCAAGAAGAGCGTGGCCGTCTTGGCCAACGAAGTCATCGACGGTAAATGGGGCGCAGGGAACGACCGTAAGGCGAGACTGACCAAGGCAGGGTATGACTACGACAAGGTACAGGCCAAGGTCAACGAGCTCATGAAGAGGCCGACGACCAACAAGGCGCTGAAGACCGGCACAGTCACAGCACGAGCAGGCCTGAACGTGAGAGCAGGGGCCTCGATATATGCCAGGGTGCTCCGAGCCCTGCCATACGGCACCAAGGTGACCTGCTACGCAGTCAAGATGAACGGCTCGACGCCGTGGTGGAAGATTAGCAAGACCAGAAGCGAGTATGTGTGCGCTGACTGGGTGAAGTAATATCCAAGGTATAAAGTATCAACCCGCCAAAGAAACGCGCCTTACAGGCGAAAATAGAGCCTCGGTTTTGGGAGGAAATGGAAAAATGAACACAGCCAACTACTACGACGTCATCATTGCCATCTTCGGATGCCTCGGCTTCTGGGAACTCGTCCGCTATCTGATCGAGAGTAGGCGGAAGAAGAAGTCGGCACTCGAACAGGCGACCCTTGCCCTGTTGCACGAGACGATCTACCCCTTACTGGAGGAGGCAGTCCTCCGGGGGAACGTAGGGATAGAGGAGTTCGACAGGATAGACAACCTCTACCAACCCTACACACGCCTCGGCGGCAACGGCACAGTAAGAAGACGCTACGAGTTAGTCGTCAACCTCCCGAGGACAGACGACAGGAAGGAGGGCTACAATGAACAAGCCAAGTAAGTCGACGATCATCAGGACGATCGCTTTCTTCATCGCCGTCATCAACGAGATGTGCGCATGGAGAGGATGGCAATTACTGCCCATCACAAGCGAACAGGTGGCGGAGGTCGTGAACGGCCTCGCCCTTATCATCACCGGCATCATCGCATGGTGGAAGGACAACGCCTTCACCAAGATCGCGATAGACCACAATCAGCGGATGCTCGCAGACAAGGCGAGGGCCAAGGCTATGAAGTCCGCTAACCGATAGAGCGTGCCACCTCCTGCCATCCTACTTGGATGGTCGGCACGGAGTGGAATGGAACCAAGAGAGGGGAGCCTGTACGGCTCCTCTTTTTTGGTTGTTGAAAAAGTATGGAAAAATAGTACAAGTCGCCCTGGTATTTTCTACTTGACAAAACCACGGGCCCCGTGGTAACATAAGACAAGAGCAACAGAGAGGGCGCCGCCCTAAGGAGGAGAACATGAACGAAAGAGAATACAAGAACTTCAAGGCCTACGTAGCACAGGCACAGGAAGACGACTGGGTATGGTGGGAAGGCTATCTCTGGATAAGCCTCACGGAGAGACAGCAACGAGGCATCGCCGAGGCACTACAAGCCAACGAGACAGTCATCGACCTTGGCAACAACAAGTACAAGCTGCCAAGCGGAGCACAAATCACGCTGAAGATATAAGGCGGTAGAGAACCGGAAGTAAAACGGAGATAGGAGGCGCGGAATGGCCATACTGGACAAGGACGCATACGAACGGAAAAGAGAATGGGCGGCAAGACGCATGGCCGAAAATGCAAAGGTGGAGTCGCTCACAGATGAACAGCATGAACTGCTCGAAAAGTTGTGCACCTACAGACATGAGCTTCATTGCAATTGGGGCACTATGTTCAATCCACAATCCGGGAACTTCAATGAACTGGCGGATGTTATCAGCGAATATGCAGTAGGCACCGGAGAGTGGGATCTGTACAGCGCGATCAAAGAGGCATTCGGTCGGGAACCATTCACACCAACAGATTGGCCAACGCGAGAATGTTGCAAGGAATGGTATGCTTACGATGACATCGAGAACGCCTATGAGGATCCAGACGAGGCCTACGAGGTCATGTGTGAAGTGTTGAGTAAGGTGAATAGTGAGATTGAGGCATTCCTTGCAGAGGTCGACAAGGAACACGGAACAAGCTACTGTCCGAGTGGCATAACGAGGAGGTAGAGTGATGAACTACAGGAGATTTGTTTACTATCAACCGAACGAGAAAGACGTCAAGGACAATTACGGCGACTGCACCATCAGGGCAATCTGCAAAGTGATGGACCTCACTTGGTTGGAAGCGTTCGACCTGCTGATGCCTTACGCCAGAGAGTATCAGACGCCAAACATCTTCTTCCTACCGAGGAAGGAGTGCAACGATGTGATGGATAAGCTCGGCTTCGAGTATGTGGGAGTCAGCAACAAGAAGGGGAGCAGGCGGCCGACTGTGGACTCGTTCGCTCGAGATCACCAGAGCGGCCGGTACATCCTCAACGTGGCACACCACGAGGTCGCAGTTGTTGACGGCAAGTACTATGACACATGGGACTGCGGCTACAAGGCCCTGTACGGATGGTACGAACTCAAGGAGGAGGCGATGCAGAGGGAGGAAAAGAGATGAACGCAGGCGAAAGAGTAAAGGCAGTGAGAGAGCTCCTCGGAGTGACGCAGGAAAAACTTGGGCAGAAGTACGGCATCCCCAAGAGGACCATCGAGGACTGGGAGACCGGCAAGATGACTCCGCCGCCCTACGTGGTCAGACTACTCGAGAGAGTGGCGGAGTGGGACGCAGACATCATCGAAGCCTACGACAACGGAAGTGTCCACGACGAGCACACCGGAGCAGAGGCAGTCTTCCAGATCGAGTGCGCACCGACCAAGTGGTCGGAGGTCGCCGAGATCATGAACTTCGAGTTCGACCCAGAAGACCCCTACACAGTCGCCGACCTGAAGGCGGCGCGCAAAGGAGGCTACCTCTACATCTACAAGGACGGCATCGTACAACTGTACCTGTAAGGGTGCAATTGCACCAATGAAAGAGGGGCGCACACAGCGCCCCTTTTTCAATCTTGGATGGTGATGGAGTCGTAGGATCCGGAAGCCCAAGACGGCACGCCATCGTTGAAGATGTAGACGACCTTGTAGATGGTCAGACCGTGGGAGATGTAGAAGGACACCCTGTCACCATCGTCGACCATGAACGCCTCGTCACCGGTTGTGGCCTCCTCCCATATATCAGAGATCTCCACAGGTTCCGAGAGGGCGTCGCCTTCCTCCTTGTCGAAGGCCATGACGTCCTTGATAGGGATGGACTCGAAGTATACGAGGGCGACCATTGCCTCCTCGTTTCCGTAGGAATAAAACTCGCCCTCGTATGTATCGATGGGGACCATATCTTCAGGGATGTCGAGCGTCAGGTACTCGATGGAGACGGCCTGCGTCTTAGGTGCTGACGAGCAGGCAGTCAGGACAAGAGCAAGCGCTAAAAGCAATAAAATTCTACGCATAAAAAACCTCCACCTTGACAGTTACAGAAGATGGGTCTATCATAGCATTGTAAGCACAAAGGGGCAACCGCCCCAGATGGTAGAGTGCAAAAAGGAACGGCTCCGCGCCGAACTATTCCTAAAATCATAACTTCTTGATTATTTGTACACTCTACCAGTAGAAGAAAGGTAGGGTGTTTTTTTATGGCCAAGAAAAAAGTCAGAGAGCAGGCCACGATCCAAGCAACCACTCCCAAGGACTTCGATCAACTGGTTAACGAAGCGATGGCACAGGCGGCAGGTCGTGGTCTTTCTGTGGTCGCCATCGACCGCAGGGTAGAGGACGGCTTCGTCGCCTTCATCGACCTCGATGGAGACGTGGAGGTCTGCGAGTCCGTTATGGAGGAATACGAAGCAAGAGGGGAGTGCTACCGGTGCGGACACTGCCCCTTCCTCCACAGAGTGAGCGATAAGCGCATCAAGTACCTCGCTTGCGACAAGGGGATGAGAGAGCCGACCCAGTGGGGCAACAGAGCTTGCCCTTGGTTCTATGAGGCCCTAGATCGTGGAGAGGTCGAAGTGTATGACGAGGAGGACTAACCATGAGCGGACTACTATGGTGTGCAATCATCGCAGGCATGAGTCTCGCCTTCCTCCTGGCGGAGGCGGTCTACTACGCAACCGGTGCAACCTTAGAAGAGGAGGAGCAAGATCATGGCATTGAATGAACTGTACCCGGACAGAGACGTCAACAAGATGAAAAAGGACACGAAGATCTACAAGATCTACCACCACCTGCAAACCCACAAGAGGGGCATCACCACATGGCAGGCCTTCGAGAAGTACAGAGAGACGAGGCTGTCAGGTCGCATCTTTGAGCTTGAGAACATGTACAACGTGCCGATCGTGAGGACGAAGGTCACGGCCAAGGACGGCACCACAGTGACGAGGTACACCCTTGGAGAGGAGGCTAAGCGATGAATGAGAATGTAGAAATCAGAGATAAGAGTCTCATGATGGTTGCGGATAGAGTGTCCGCGTTCCGTGAGGAATACCCGAATTGGTCAATTATCACCGAGATAGTGAGGATGGCAGAAGATTGGGCTGTTGTCAAAGTTACAATCTTCGATCCGGAAGGAAGAGCTGTCAGCACAGGACACGCCAACAAACCCATCTATTCATTGGAAGAGGCGGAGACTTTGGCTGTAGGTAGAAGCCTCGGCTTCTTGGGCATCGGCATAGAGAAGAATATCTGCTCTTATGAAGAGGCTCTCGACCAAGAATCGTTCGAGAAGAGACTTTCTGTTGAAGCCATCGAAAAACTTATCTACTTATCAAAGCAAGAGAGGGGCGACAGCAGGGAACAGGCCATCGACCGCATAGAAATGATCGCAGGTAAGAAGGTGATCAGACTGACGGAGGGAGACTACGCCAAGGTGGCGATGGAGATCAGGAATGGATGACGGCATCACTTTAATTAATGACCTGAACGATCTGACGGTGGCACTATCTCGCTCCATCCATGACTTGGCTAAGCACGGAAGAGACTACGCCGAGAAAGAGGCGGCGTACAAAATCCGACTTATGCAGGAGAGCCTAAAACTCCGTGATAGCGGCATGGCCGTCACCTTGATAGATAAGGTAGTCTACGGCATCTGCGCCGAGGAGCGTAGGCAGAGGGACATCGCAGAAGCGTACTACAAGACGGCACTGGAGAACATCAATGCCATAAAGTTGAGAATCAGGATCGTAGACAATCAAATTGAAAGAGAGTGGGGAAGGAGGACATCATGAAGAAGCTGAAAGACCCTGCCTTCCTGTTCTATCCAGAAGCCTTCATGGTAGGCACAATGGATATGAGCGACGAAGATGTTGGAAGATACATCCGGCTCTTGTGCAGGCAGTTCATCAAGGGGCATCTGACATCACTCGGCAACGCCTCGGACGATGTGAAGGAGAAATTCATTCAGGACGAGGATGGTCTCTTCTACAATGAGCGGTTGGAATTTGAAATCGCAAAGCGGAAAGAGTACGCCGAGAGCCGTCGCAGGAACGGAGCTAAGGGCGGCAGACCAAAAAAAGAAAACCATATGGAAACCATATGCAAAGAGGGCGATGAAGAGCAAGAAAACCATATGCAAAAGAAACAGAAACCATATGCAAACCATGTGCCCTTGAAAAAAAACCATACTATAAATACAAATACAAATATAAATACAGATATAAATCTAAATAATAAGCAAGAGATAAGAAACGGCAAGTATGACATTCCATCCGCTGAAGAGGTCGAGCAAAGAATGACCGGCATCAGGGGACGCATTGCCGAAGTGAATAGAAAGTGGGGATTCACACATGAATAGCGTCAATCTACTTGGACGCCTGACCAAGGATCCAGAGGTCAGGTGGAGCAACAACGGCGGAGCAGTGGCGACCTTCAACCTCGCCATCGACAGACCACCGAAAAAAGACGGAAGCAAGGAGACGGACTATCCAAGAGTCGTCTGTTACGGCAGGACGGCAGAGATCGTCGAGTCCTACCTGAAGAAGGGGGCTAGGTGTTCCGTCACCGGTCGCATCCGCACCGGCAGTTACACCAACCAGAACGGCGACAAAGTCTACACCACCGACGTGACGGCCGACCGGCTCGACATCATAGACTGGCCAGATAGGGACAACACCTACCAGGAGCCACAGACCTACCAAGAGCCACAGGCCTATCAGGAGCCACAGCAACAGGAGATGGCACAGACGAAGAGAACGATCTACGAGGACTCTATCTAGACATGGCAGGGGGCGGCCAAATAGTTAATTCATGAAGTTGAAAATCTCCTAAAACGATACCGAACCAGAACATCGCCGTCCCCTACCGCTATAACCATGAAAAGCATAATCCAACAAGAAAAGACCTGCTACATCTGTGGCAGTCCATACGTGGAAGAGCACCACATCTTCGGAGGGCCCAATAGGGGCAACAGTGAAAAGTGGGGATTGAAAATCTGGCTATGTGCCGACCACCACCGGCTCGGCAAGAGGTCAGCGCACCAAGACGCCGAGATCGCTGACGCACTCCACAGGATGGGTCAGAGGAAGTTCGAGGAGACGCACTCGAGGGAGGAGTTCCTGCGAGTGTTCATGAGGAGTTATCTATGAAGACGAGAGACAAACAAGTGAAAGAGCTCCGCATCATCGCAAGGGAGAGGAAGTGGCCGAGGCAGAAGCTGAAGAGCATCCGAGGAAGACTCCTGCAGATGGACGATGAAGAGGCGGACATCTTAATGCGAAGAGTGAGGAGGATGGAGTGATGGACTACTACCCCAAGAAGACGCAACTCCCACGAGACATCTACAACAGGGTCCTGTGGCTCGTTCGTGGTTATGACCGGATGACTGAAGAGGTCGAGGCGATGGTCACGAAGAGCAAGACAGGCGAGCCAACAGGAGGCGGAGGGACATCCGACCCCACGGCGACAGCGGCGGCAAGAAGAGAAAGGACCAAGGCGGACATCAAGGCGATAGACGATGCCCTGCAGGTCTTGCCGGAGGAGTACAGAGCGGTCGTCTTCGAGAGCATCAAGGATGGACGACCGATGAGGACCTTCCCGGCCTACGACTACGCCGCACAGAAGACATGGAGCACGTGGCGGCTTAGGTTCATCTACTGGGTCGCAGTGAACAAAGGATGGTGGGCATGAACAGCAGAGCGAAAGGAACAAATGGCGAAAGAGAGCTCGCAGGGATCCTGCGGAGCCACGGCTTCGATACCAGGAGGGGGCAACAGTACAGTGGCCTACAGGGTGACGCCGACGTTGTGGGCCTGCCGAACATCCACATCGAGTGCAAGAGGGTCGAGCGGCTGAACATCTATGACGCCATCGACCAAGCCAAGCGAGACACCAAGGGCGACCTGCCTGCAGTCTTCCACCGGAAGAACAATTGCGAGTGGCTCGTGACCATGACACTCGACGACTGGATGAAGATCTACAAGGAGGGCGGACAATGATTGCAGAGATTGTAATGACGGCCATGATGGCCATCTCGCCGATCGTGGCAGAGACCGTGCCGGTACAAGAGGAGCCTGCGCCTGCGGAGTACATCTGGGAGGGCGAGACATGGAACACCTACAAGGGCCTGAACATGAACGGCCCATCAGGCCCAGAGACAGGCTACAACCTGCCGATGGAGGGCGTGGTCTACCTGATGAGGCAGGCAGGCTACACCGAGGAGGAGTGGCCCTATTGGATAAGAGAGGACGGCATGAGGATGTTCGGCGACTACGTGATGGTCGGAGCGTACCTACCGCTGAGACCCAAGGGGACCATCCTGCCGACCAGTAGAGGCATGGGGATCGTGGTCGACACTGGCTACTTCGCTTACGGACAGTATCAGCTCGATCTTGCGTATGCATGGTAAAGGAGGACGACATGATAGCGTACAGAAATATAGCGGGGGTTACATACCTGCGCATGATAGAAGGCACGGACACAATACAAGATATAGCCGCCGTGAGCCACTTCACCGTTGGTGAATTATGCGACATCATCGAAGAGATAGTACGGGAGGGCAATAAGGATGAGCAAGGTGAAACTGATTGATGCAGACATTATCGTTGAAAAGTACAAGAAAAAAATAGAGCGAATCAATGGAAGAATTGAAATACTCGAAAAAAACAAAGCGGCGTCAGTTTATGATTTGACGCCTAAAATCCTCCGACTTCAAGACAGGATTGAAGAATATTTGTCGCTCATTGATGAGATAGAAAACGCCGAGACCGTAGACGCCGAGCCTATCGTGAGATGCCGTGATTGTGAATGGTGGGAAAAGCAAGAAGCAAGCATCCAAGGAAGATGTGTGTTAAGCGGGACATATCCATCAGGCAGTTGGTATTGTGCTAATGCGAAGAAAAGCAAAGGGGCCGAATAAAGGTGGATGAGGAGTGAACAATGAAAGCGTGGGTTGTAAGTGATAAGGACTACACTACAGGAAGTGTAATCGTCTATGCCGAGACAAGAGGGAAGGCAATAGCATTCTGTATGCACGATGAGCCGTTCGAATATTACGAATTCACAGAATTGAGAGCAACAAGGCTCAAAGAATTTGATCAGTACTATGACGGGAAAGCAATGCCTGACATTTGGTGGAACCTCGAACATAGAATACGCCTTGTGAAAGACTACGGGTGGTCATGCATGGAGGGCATTGATGACTACTGCGACGATTGCCCGGCGAAAGAATGGTGCAGGTGGTGGAGTGAAGAGGAGGAATAAAAATGAAAGTAATGGAAGCCGAACAAGTAGGGAACGCGATTGAAGAAATCAGGAAGTTACTGTACGAAGCAATTAAGATTACAAGAGGTCTCGGCATAAGCGCTGAATTCGCAAAAGATATGTATGTTTCGACGAGAGAATTTTGCCCCGTGTGTGGTGCGAGAGTTGAGCAAGATTGGGACAAGTTTGATGCGGAAAAGAGAGCCAGAAATGAAGAATTCGTAGAAGATGTAAGAAGATTGATTGACGAAGACGCAACCGTGGCAAACGAGAGGGTAGAAGCGATAGTAGCACAACTCGCCAGTCGTGTTATTGACGCAATCATGAATGGAACTACTGCCCCCCATTGTGGAACAAAGATGGATGGAGCATACGATGAGTAATAAACCTATAGACATTCCCAACAACTGCTATGAGTGCGAGTCTGCCCAATCTTGCAAAGTATTACCGAGATGGGGAGAAAAGGAAACACTTGACAAGTATCGAAATCGTAGACACAAAGGCTGTCCATATAGTTGGTTTGTAGAACTTGCACACGAATTATACGGAGAGAGGAGAGCAAAGGAAGGAGACAAAGATGGTAAATATTGAAGTCAGCGGCGAAAATGGACGGGTCGTAGTAAAGGGCGTTGACGCCTTCGAGCATGTTGCCGATTTAATGGTAGCTGCCGAATGTGGGATCAGAGCAGCAGCGAGCATACTTCACACACAGAAAAAAGAAGGAGTAAAAAAGGAAGCCATTGAAGAGGATATTGAAAAACTTGTTGCGTGCATGTTAGGCCATTTAACGGCTGACAATAGCATTAGAGAAGATGCGTTGTTTTCAATCATGATTGAAGCAATGGTTCAGCGAGACAGGAATAATGGCAAGCCGCAAGCTGAAATTGAGCGTGCAGTGCGGTTTGTGAAAGACACCATGCGAGATCTAGGCGATGCCATTAGAGAAACACTGAATTTTTAGAGGTTGATGAAATGAAAGAATTGATTATCAAAAGAGACGCATTTGTTAAATATTTTTATGGAGAGCGGCTCAATCCGCAATCGAAAAGAGGGAAAGGAGAGGCCGATGAAGAGGGATGAGGTGATAGATCGTCTGTACAAGTACGTGAAGGCAAAAAGGATACTGCACAAGAAGGATAGCTACGAGGTCAAGCTGATGGAAGAGGCACTGAAACTCCTGACCGGGAAGGGGGTTAAGTGATGGCGTACTCGGTAATCAGATGCATGGTGGAGAAGGTCGTCAGCAGGGAGTTGAATATTGCAAACAAAAAGTTCCCTCTCTTCGCAAGCGATCACGAAGGTTGGGCGGTCATGTACGAAGAGTTCGTGGAAGCCAAGGAGGAACTCTTCTCCGTTTCTATGATCATCGACGACATGCGGAAGCTAGTCTTCGATGATAAGGATGCAACGCAGAAGGCAGACAAGATCGCACAGATAGCTATCAATCTTGCATGCGAGGCGATACAGTTAGCAGCGATGGCGAGGAAGTTCATCGACAGCCAAGAGGAACTACCTACGAGGTAAAAAAATAAGTGGTATATTGATATCGTGGAGAGTGGGCAGACCGCCTACCTCCACACACTCTACCACACGCACCAAGCATACAGAACCGCAGAGAGACAGGGCAACCTGTCTTTTTGCATGGAGGGGAAAATGATACTTGCAGACGAGAGAATGGTCGGAACGACAGCAACCGGCGCACAGAGATGGCAGGTCGTGATTATGAGCCAGTCCACACCGGCATCGCTCAACCTCACCGGTGCAGATGTAGACGGCATGGAGGACACCAGTGTCATCGCCGCAGGGTCCGTCCTGTTAACACCGGACAAGACGTACCTCGCCTTCGTTGACGGAACATTCACGGAGAGGGGTTAACCATGAGAGTGAGAGAAGCATTGACAGCGATCGCACTCGGCGGAGGAAGCCAGGGCGGAGGAAGTGAGGAGACAGTCGTCCTGTGGGGCGATGGAGTAACACCGGCAGGGGAGAGAACGGCTCCCATAGTCATTGACATCTCCGCACATCTTGAAGGCAAGACTATGAAGGAGGCCTTCCGAGCAATCCGCATCAAGTCCAAGACAGGCGAGCGCTACTTCACAAACGACTACAGCACGGACATTATCGGCACGTTGCGATTTACTGGAACTGGCGGCAACGCATGGATGACCGGCTCGGCCGCCAACTTGCAAGTGGGCGCCGCAATCATATCGGAGACTCAGGCGTTTTCTTATGTGGTTGCGCTATTGCCTGACACAGACGAGATCAAGATTGTCGCAAGGAACGCCACACAAGCGGCTTACATCGACTGCGTGCAGATAGTGGGAGTTAAGTAGTGGCCAGAGACTTCGCCAAGCCGTTCTACAAGAGCAGACAGTGGCAGAGGTGCCGAGAGGTCTACATCAAGAAGGCAGGCGGACTATGTGAGGACTGCCTAGCCAAGGGGATCTACACAGCTGGAGAAGAAGTCCATCACGAGATAGAACTGACGCCGGCGAACATCCACGACCCGAACATCACACTGAACGCCGACAACCTCGTCCTTCTATGCCACAACTGCCACACTAAGCGGCACGCAAAGAAGCAGAGGCGATGGACAGTCGATGCACAGGGGAGAGTCACCACCTGAGACCCCCCTCATTCATTCACACTTTCACACATTAAAGGGACCGGTGGGGGCAGAGAAGAAAG